AGTCCACGGCGCTTCTTTCTTGTAATGCCTTGATTCTATCGGCCTTGGATGTAGCCCATTCCTGGCCAGCATCTCCGCCCCATGCCGCCCATGCCACACGCCCAGGCGATGGATAGCCATCCTCGCCGGGACTGAATCCTTCGCCTTGCTTGTCCACCTCATGCCGGGCAAACCATGCCGCCATCGTGATCACTGTGTCGGCACTCAACTCATCACCACCAAGGATCTGCCCAGCTCGCCTAGCCGCCACCTCAGTACCGCCATCACGCCCCTCAGCCTTCCAGTCCCGGTAGCGCTGCGCCTCCTCCTTCATGCCCTCGGTGGGCATCAGGTCGATCTCCTGCCCCTCAATCGTTGCCATCAATCTCCCTGCAACTGCTCGCTCAGATCTTCAGTCCCTTCTTCCTCGGGATAGTCCTCCTCCTCCTCGATCACCGGCTCGGTCTCCTCGAACGGTGCCTCGGTACCCATTGGTCGCGCAGCCTGCACCGCACCACCCTCAGTCACCTCGCTCGGGTCGGTGTCCGTGATGATGTTGAACTCATCGAGCATCGCCAACTCGCTCTGGCGGGTGAGCATCACATCATCCAGATCGCCGCCTTGCTCAGCAATCACCTGCGTCAGAGTCTTGAAGCCGCAGCGCACCGCAGTCTTGTACGCATCCACCTCCTTCTGCGGATCCACCCATTCCCAGCTCCTGGGGATCCACTTGCTAGCGCGATAGCGATCGGGGTTGGTCTCATACCCAGGCAGGTTCACCGCACCGCTCAGCACCGCCATCTCCAGCCATGCGTTAAACACCGGCTGATGGAAGTTCTCGATCATGTACCGCTGCAGCACGCGGTACGCATCACGCTCCTCAAGCAGGCTTAGCCGGCTGCTGCTGTAGTTGCTCTCTGAGAAGTTCTTGCTGATGCTCTCGAAGCTGACGCCCAGGCCAGCAGCCACAGCGCGCAGCATCGATCGCGTGAATGGCTCAAGCTGCCCATCCGGTGCGTTCATGTCTGGCACCGTCACGCTTTGCCCGGGATCGAGGTACTTAAATACCCCCGGCTGAAACTCGCTCACGCGCTCGCCTTCATACATCTCATCCGCCGTTAGCTCACCCTCGGGACTGGTGATGAATCCCATCAGCGCGCTGCTGGCCCGTGCCCGCACCAACTCGGCCTCCTCATAACCCTGCAGCATGTGCAGCCGCATCAGCGCCGACGCGAACCATGTCACGCCCCTGGTCTGCCCAGGCCGCTCCGGGATGAACAGATGGATCACCTCATCAGCAGGCACCCGGATCCGGCGGCCAGTGGTGCGCACGTTGCCGGCGTAGGTATCGCCCGGATGGTTCGCATAGAAGTGATACGCCTGCGGCCGCAGGTACTGATCCACCTCGATGCCCATCCGCACCGTGTTGCCATCCTTGGCCTGCGGCACGTCGTCATCGATCAGATAATCCGCCTCTAGCAACTGCAGCGCGAACGGCACACGGCTATCGCCGAACGGCCGACGGATCATCCTGATGAAGATCTCGCCGCTCTCCGCCAAACTGCGCACCGCCAGCCGCTCGATATCGTGGAAGCCGAGCAGGCCGCTCACGTCGCAGCGGTATTTGTTCATCCACTTCTCGAACGCCTCATGGATCTGGGCGTTCATCGCCTCATCCAATTTGCCGCCGCGCAGCATCCGCACTTGGCTCTGATGCCGGATGCCGTGACCGATCACGTTGTTCTGGATAGCGCGCAGCGCCTGCTTCGCATAGTCCGAGTCACGGCACAACTGCCGCGCCCGGTTGCGCAGTGCCTTGAAGCTCGACTTGATCTCGCTATCGGCGCTGGTGCCACTGGTCACCCAGTCCGCCGTCAGCCGGCTAACGCGCGCGCCCTGATACGCACGTTGCCGCGGCCGGATCGGCGCGAATCCCATTGCCTTGAACAGCCGAGTGCGCAGACCCATCAGAACCTCACGAACAGATTGAACGGATTGCCCAGACCATTGGCGATCAACTGAGCTTTCTGCTCACGATTCACGTCGGCCTTCAACTTAGTTTCTAAAGCCAGCAGATCCGTCAGGTCGTATTTCTTCAGGCTCCGATTCCCGATCGTGTATTCCTTGACCACCCCGCCGGAAACGATCGCGCGGATCGCTGCCTGTACCGCATCGAGATCCTTCTGCGCCTGCGACCGTCCATCCAGCGCTGCCGGCGTGCCCGAGTAGCTGAGCGCTGCCAGCACCGTGAGCTGGCCACTGCCAAGCGTAATCGTGCTGCCAGTCTTGGTCGCAACCGCCTGCCAGTACCAAGTGCCAGCATCGAACCCAGCGCTGGTGGCCGCGGCGATGCTGAACTCCCAGCCGGTGCCATACGCAGTACCGACCACCGTCGCGCCTTCGCTAGCAGCGTTGAACCGCAGGTAGTAGGTCAACGTATAGGCAGCACTGCTCACAGTGTTGCCAAGGTTGTCCACACCAGCAACATCCCGCCACTGGATCGTGTCGCCTGCTCTGATCTCGCTCGGGATGTTCACGGCCTACCAGTTGCTCACGAACGAAGACGCCGCAGGAGCAGGCGACTGCTTCCTCGATCTTAGCGGTGCCTTCTTCCCTTCTTCCATCTGCTGCCTGAGCTGCTCCCACATCGTTGCTTGGTTCATCCGCCGGCTGTAAATCAGCAGCGCCGCATAGCCATAGACCGCACAATCCAGCGCTTCATTTCGATCACCCGACTTCTTCACCCACTCCCTGATCGGAAAACCCCGGTGATATCGCAGCGCTTGCCGTTCACTGGTCAACTGCCGGAAGTATTCCTCATCAGCAGCCATCCCGAAGTTCAGACTGCCGCCAGCTTCGTTATGCCGCAACCTCCCGAACAGCGTGGTCTTGATCGTGTCCGTCCCCAACTGGTACAGCGTCACGCCCTTCTTCAGCACCTTCCCGCGCCAGTTCACATCCACCTTGTTCCCCTTGCCCACCGCCGGACTGTTGCGCCTGCTGCTGCCCTTGATCGCCACCACACCCTGCCGCACACGCTCGCGCACCCAGTTGTAAGTCTCGTGCGTGCAGTGGCCGCCAGAGTCGATCGCCATCTGCGCGATCTTCAACTCCTTCCCGCAAGCTGTCGCCCAGCCAGTGGCCAGCACATGATCGAGCTGCTTCCACACCTCAAGCTGCGTCGGATCACCCATCAGCTCCTGATGCCACACCAGCCAGCCGGTCTCGCCCTCGCCCCATCCCCACACTGATACAGCGAGACGATTGTCTTGCACGTCAACGCCAGCCGTCAGCAGCACCACCCCATCGGGGCATGTGCCCGGCTCATACGCCAGCCGCTTGGCCATCAAACCTTCAGCGTTGACCGCCGCCGCATAGTCCTCCTCCCACGTCTCCGCCAGCCGGGTGTTGACGAACGCCTTCAACGCTGGACCGTCGCCCTTCGCCCGCAGGAAGTCATCAACCAACTGCTCCCAACTGCACCATCCCAGCGGGCTATACAGACCCGACAGATGGAAGCCAGCCGTCTTGCCATCGCTTGGTCCCGTCGCTCGCCACTCACCAGCGCCAAGCATCCGCGGCTTATGCACCTCCTCGAATCGCTCGCCGCATTTCTCGCACTCATACCTCGCGGTCTCCGGTCGCCGCTCCTCCCACTTCAACCTTGACCACTGCAGCCATTGCATCTCGCCGCAGCATGGGCACGGCACATAGAACCGCCGCTGGTCGCTGCGCTCATACTCCGCCTCGATCCGGCTGAAGTCCTTTACGGTCGGCGTGCTGGTCAGCAAAATCTTCCGCCGCGCGAACGTTGTTGTCCTCCGCTCCGCCAGCGCCACCGGATCCCCCTCGCCATCCACATCGCTCGGGAACGCATCGATCTCATCGGCGAACAGATACCGGCACGGCGCAGACCGCAACCCCGTCGCGCTATTCGCTCCGGTCAACAGCAGGATCCCGCCGAGGTACTCCTTGGCGAACATCGTGTTGCCCGAGTCCCGACTCCTGGCCGGTGCGATCTTCTGCGCCAAGCACGGTGTCTCATTGATCAAGCTCTCAAGCCGCTGCTTGCTCAAGCGCTTCGCCATCTCCACCGTCGGCTGCACGCACAACATCGGACCGGGTGCATGGTCGATCACATAGCCCAGCCAGTTGCTGCCCGCCTCCGTCTTGCCCGTCTGCGCCGCGAACATCATCACCACGCGCTGCACCGGGCTGCTGCTGCTCAAACAGTCCATCGGCTCCCGCAAGTAAGGAGTCCTTCCCGTCCGCCACGGACCAGGCTCCGCCGATGCCTTGCTGCTCAGCCGTCGATAGCGGTCCGACCACTGGCTAACCGTCAGCGGCTCCTCAGGCCGTAGCCCCTCCATGAAGCCAGCGCGCCATGGATTAACCATCGGCCAGCTCCACCAGCGCAGCACGGTGCTCCTCCGTCAGCACCTGATGGATCGCCGCTGGATCCGTCTCGCCGGCAAGCTGGTGCGAAAGCCGATCCGCCAAATTCGCCAGCGCCTCGCGCACGCTCCGCCCCATCGCGAACGCTTCCTTCTTCACATCAACCGCAGGCACCAGCTCGCGCCGCTTCAGGTCCACCTCTAGCTTCGCTAGCTCCGCCTGATAGTGCTCACGCCGCGCACGGCTTTCATTCAGCTCCGGGATCTCATCATCAGGCAACGCAGCCAACCGCTGCCGTAGCTCCCGCGGATTAGCAGGCCGCGGCTCCACCGGGTCAGGTTCATCCACCTTCGCGTTGTTGTTCTTCAGCGTGTTCTTCCGCCACAGCTCCAACGCAAGATCACGATCGAGCCAACGCTTGCCGTCCTCCTCAACAACAGCCTCAGCGATTCGGCTCTTGCTTGCATGTGTGACTGCCGCCTTCGTGCAGCCTTTGATCAGTGCAAACTCCGCGAACGTGACCAGCACGCAGTTAAGTGCTCTTGTTTTCTGTTAACTGATACTAAACCCCTCTAAACTCCTTCTAGGGGGATCTCATTGTAAGAATTGGTGAGATCCCTTGCGGCGCAAGGCTTTAGAGCGTTCAAGCGCTGACGCTAGAGAAAGCGTGCGCGTTTGGACGACC